AGGTGCAAATGAAGCCGAACGTTCCAAGGAAGTATTAAAAAATGAAGACATTAAGAAATATAATGAATCTATAATAGAAATATTTAAGTCATTTACTCCATATGATAAGTTTTTATACTTTGATGATAATGAAGCAGCCTGGCCACGAGAAACTTCATTTCAAATAAGTGGTTTTGTTGGTAAAAATAATTACTTAATTAAAAGTGCAAATGGTTTCTATAAACTTCATGCGTCAAGAAAATATGATATAGACAAAGTATTTATAAACGAAGACAACCACTCGTGGCAAATACAATGGGACTCACTTGTATCCAAGTGGAGATTATTCAACGAGGAGTCGGATGACTACATTTACTCAAATAACTCAAATCTAAATTCTGGTTTCACCGCAACAGAAACAAATCAAACTGGATTTGATTCGGAATCTTCATTGTTTAAACTTGGAACACTTGAGGATGACTACACACAAGGAAAAGCAGTTTTTCCACCCGAATTAATACCAACTACCGTAATTAATTTTCAAAAAACAGAAGGGTACAATTGGTATAAAATAAAAGCAAGAGAAGCAGATTTATACGATAGATATAACGATGATTCACTTAGAAATAGTATTCCTGAGTTTTTGGTAAGAACAAACGAAAATGATGAATTTACTATGTTTTTGGATATGATAGGTGAGCAATTTGATATATTATCTGTTTACGCAGAAAATATGCGAGAAGTTTCATACGCAAGAAATTCACTAAACAAAGGAATTCCAAATCAGTTGGTGTGGTTCGTTATGAATTCTTTTGGAGTTAGGTTGTCTGGGAGAACCACAGACGACTCTACAATAGGAAAGAAATTTGAAGAAAATCGTGATATAGTGTGGAGACGTATATTAAACAATCTTCCTTATATATTAAAAACAACAGGTACAGAAAGTTCAATTAGAGCATTGTTTAGATGCTATGGCATACCCGACCACCTTTTCAAAATAAGAGAATATGGAGGAATAAACTATAATACAGACACGGAAGACTCAGATGCCAATTTTAAAATAAGTACATTTGATTATTCACTTCAAGTTGATGAACCGGATCAGTATTTGCAAATTCCAATTGATTTTAGCAAATCAAATACCAATTCGTGTGCGTTTGAAATGAAACTTACAACACACGCAGAGTTTTTTGAGCAAATTCAAAATACAGAAACATTTGACGAAGAAAATTCTGGCACATTACCTGCAAACACAGGATCATCAGTAAGCATTTCCAACTTAATAAACTCGGAAGATGATTACATAATAAACTCCACTTCACCTACATTTTATAGCAAACATAAAGATGAGGTTTCGTTTGTACCTGAGAAATGGAAACGCATTGAGAAACAGACGGGTATAAAAAACACAATGGCAATTTCTTGGAAAAACTTTCGTGAAGGTGTTTCGTTTTCATACCCAAAAGTAAACGCAGGCACCGAAGCATCTTTTGTAACAATTTATTCTGATAGTGCAAAGAAAATAAGAAAAAACAAAGAAGGTAAGGATGAATATTATTACGATCCATTATATACTCTTGCTGAAATTGGAGCAGATGATACCCTCAATGGAGAACTTGTACGACTTTCGTTTGGATTATCTCATGCGTCGGTCATTGATGATAGTCAATCTGATAAATTTAGAAATGATTTACACTCTGTTGATTTTAGATATGAAGGAAGTGTTGAAGGAGAACACTATACAATAAGTGAACTTAGATCAAGGGGATTTAGTAAAAACAATGGATATTATCCAATTATACAATCAGATCGTTCGTGGGATTTTGGAATTTATAAGAATGAAAATTTTCGTGATAACTATGGAAAGTTTTATATAAATTTTTACAACACAGATGGTGTAATTTTATGTCCCGAGAAAAACTCAAATCCTATATACTTTGACAAAGATGTTGAGTATGACATCTTAATTAATTGTCAGACGTCCAACATTGAAACAGACTGTAAAATATCAATTCATATAAAACGAGTATATGATTCTGAAGAGATATTTGCAACTGATATTGATATGTTAGTATCAGAGTTTACTTCTTTGCGTGTTTTTAAAACCAAAAACTTATATTTTGGAAACTATGAATCGGTCAATAAATTCCGAGGTACACTTGACAAACTTAGAATATACTCAGACAAAGTTTCTGAAAAACGATTTTTAAGTCATATAAACAACAACCAAGGATATGACTTGGATGATTATTTAAAACTAGAAAATTCGTTACAAGTAAAAGTAAATTTTGATCATCCATATTCATTGGTAACTGATACAAAGCATACTACTTTCAAATCTTCATTAATTGGTACGGATGTAGATGAAAATGGTAAGGGTGAATATTCGGGACAAATAAACTCAGATAGTTTACGAGACTATAAAGAAGGTTCTCGTGTAATAATAACATTTGAAAAAGACAATAAAGAAGAAACAATAGAAACTGTAATAAATTCAAATACTGGAGTATTGCGTTTTAATTTACAAAAAGATTACAACATTGAGTTGATAAATAAACCAAGTATAAGGTTATCATCAACCACTAATTTAATAAAGAACTATGCACTTGCTGATGGTGTTCAAGATATAACGGCATATAACTTCAACAAAACAGAATATCCATATAACTTTGTCGGAAAAAATAGAACAGAAATAAGCAATCTACCCTCAATGGGGGCAAAGTCTTTTAATAATAATAAAATAAGAATTGAAACTCAAACAAAGGTATCTCAATTGAGTCCTATTGCACGAGCAACTAAAAAGTCTAAAGATAGACATCCCGTTGATTCAAATAATTTAGGTGTGTACTTTAGTCCAACTGATGTTGTAAATCAAGAAATAATAAGATTTTTTGGTCAAATAAATATGGGTGATTTCATTGGAGACCCACAAGAAACATATTCACATTATTACAAAAAGTTTGAAGGTTTACGACGTGTATTTTTTAAGCATGGTTTTGGAAAACTTGATATACAAAAATATTTTAATCTAATTAAATCATACATAGACCCATCCTTGTTTGAAAACTTAGAAAAAATAGTTCCTGCAAGAGCAAATTTAATTTCTGGGTTATTAGTAGAACCATCTTTACTTGAAAGAAACAAAATAATTCCACCCCGAATACACTCGGGAACATGGATTGACTTGGAAGAAGATGATGTTTCTGATAAAAAGAAAATACAAGAAATACTAAATATAGATTTTAAGATTGGCAACGGTAGAAATAACATATCCACATTTGGAAACGAACGATTGTATATTAAAAACAAAAACACAGATTACAAACTTACACACGAATCTGCAATAAAAGTATTTGATAATCAATCAGAGTCAACTTACAACTATAACTACAGTGGAAGTTTAATAGGAGAAGATATAAAAGATTCAACTCGTGATTTATTTACTATAAATGGACTAACAGAGCATAAAGGAAATTTGTGTCGTGTTGAAGAACTAAACGAAGAAAAGGAAATTGGAATTCAATATAATGGCAAGTTAGTGAACTATGATGTTTTCTTAAATGATGGAATTCAAATCATGGGACTCAAATTTGGACTTGAATCTGCAAATGGGGTTTACGAATTTATATTCAAGGGAAGTTCGGGTTTACCTGTATTTGCAAACCAAAACAGAAAATGGTGGGTATTTTATTCATCACAGAAAAATAGATGGATACTTGCATCAGACAATACGGTAGACGGTGGAAAATACTTAGCACTAAACCGTAATAAAAAATTTGAAAACTACACCTGGTTGGGTGGAAACAGAATAATAGATAGTAACACAAACTCACCTGAGTGGTTTAGTACTGGGTTCAACAATTCAATAGAGTCAGATAATTTACCAAATGAAAAAGCAGATTATTTTGGAAGAGTAAACTTTGTATCAAAGTATAATAGATTTATAGATTGTGATGCTTATTTACAAGGTTGGGTAAATGCGGAATTGTATGGTATATACGATGGGGAGTTAACAGAAAGAGTTTTTATTGACTCTAATACATTTGAAAATGTTAAGAAACCAAAACAAGAATACATATTCTCGGGTGAGAAGAAGTATGTTTACTTTAACGGAAACTTCCGAGGAAAACTTCAAAACGGTTGGGTAGGAAGCAAGCAAATACAACAAGAAAATTCAAATAAGATAATAAGAATAATAGGATTTTTTGATGGAAAAAACCACGACTCATGTGAAAAACCATATTATACATCTGGTGAAATTAATTCCCTTGTGAGTTTTGATAATCGTGACAAGTTAGTATTTGATTATAGAAATTTTGATAGCAATAATGTTAGGTATACTAAAAAGAATTTCAAGAACTTTAACTTAGTAAAAGTTCCTAATAAAATAAACTTTGATAACAAATTTGATTTCAAATTCGTATCTGATTTTAATATTAAGAATCAGGGAATTTCAGATTTAGTTGATCTAGCAAGTGGTGAGTTAAATAAAGATTACACAATAGAAACAACTGATATTTTTTATTCACCTTCAATATACAAGATTTCCACAAAATATAATTTAAATCTAAGAACAAATTCTATATTAGATGTAAAATTTATAGCAAAAAAAATAAGTTATAGAATCAAAAACTCTGATGTTATTTTAAAATTAAAAAATTCTACCTTAAAATTTAATTTTACAAATAATGAATTTAACGGAAATGAAATAATAAGTCGTGGAGAAGACTTTCAAGTAGGATCAATCTACAACCAAGCAGGAAAAAAACTTAGAGGAAA